CTTTGGTCATCTAAAAACGCTGTCTAACCAGACAGAAATGTAAATAGAAGACCGATGGGATCCTAGACCAGGATCCCACCCCTCCAGGAAACCTTTCGGCAACCTGGATTCCCTCACTACATAGCTAAGCCTGTTCCTTCCGGACGGCCTAGGTGTGTAGAACGCGTGAGGTCCGAAGGACTCGACGTAACCGCCACAAGCTAGCATCATCAAGAACGGACTACCTTCCGGTAGAGCGAACTTAGGTGGCACTGGCTTTAGGTATTTAAATCGACGTCCAACCTGAGAGGTCCGGATACCCTGATTGGGCCCGAACCACTCCGGTACAAAGTAAGGCTTACCGTCAATGAAGCTAGCCAGAAGACAGAGTGCACCGTGCAGATATATGTCTGTTCGGCGACACCAGTTTGTCAACTGGTTGATTGCAACATAGACGTCAGGGTTGCTGCTGAGCGATTTTACGTAGAAGGGTGTCACATCGTGACCCTTGAAGTAATCTCCGCCACAGCTCTCTCTGAAAAAGCCATCACGGTAGGACTTATCGTGGTTAATGACAAGACCCGCGCTCTCGAAGACATCACATATACTTTGATACTCGTGCGTGGGAACGATTACATCGTCCCCAAACACGGCCGTATCAGTCCAATCGATGAAAAGATTGGGGCCGCCATGCGTAGCACGGAAGCCGTATATGAGAGAGCATATAATCAGAGTCATGAGAGGAAAGGTAAAACCGTTCCCCATGGTACTGATCATGTGCAAGGTCTCCCATTCCCCCGGGCGAACTTCAATCTCCTCAGACCTGATGGTACTGAGTAGTTCGAACCACTCCGGAGGAAAAAGCGCGCGTACAAGCGACGGTGATATCATATCCGAGGCGGACTTCATGTCGATAGTTGCTAAGCTACCGTCGATGGAGCCGCGTTGGGCCATAGCCTTGTTCAAGGGCTGCTGGCGGGTGATATCACAGCCGATATAGCGAAGTGCGCCTTCCAGATAATGACCTGCTGCAAGTTGCAGAGCCATCTGTCCAGAGGGTTCAATCGCTATGGTACGCTCCGTGTCTTCGTTTTTCGGAACTGTTGACAGTCTCGAACCCCTAATGACGTTAACACCCTTCCCGTTCTCGCAGTCGAAGCGAGCTAGGTAAGGCGTAGATCGTCTTAGTCTTTCGACGAGGGGCCGACTGACTTCGTTACAAGACATCGGTTGAGATATCTTCTCGGCTGTGTGGGTTCCCTTGACACCATTACTGGTGCCAGGGCCAAACCTCCAACCGGCAAGAAGCTCATCGAGATGAAGTGAGATCTGTATGCAATCATTGTCGAGAGTCTTTGTATAACGTTCAAGCATTACAGTAATGTAATATTTGGCGTTAGACAAGATATCAGGATCTAAAGAGTGTTGAAAACCCTTTAGCGACCGATTAAGGTCTATGAATGCATTGATCGCTTTATCTCTTAAGCCTTTTACGTTGTAACGAGCTCTCTTACGAGAGCGATCGAGCTGCCTCCTCTTGGCGAAATCTTTCGATTCGCTGTAGAAGGTGCGGTCAAGATCAGCAGAAACTGTCTCGAAAAACTTATCCAGTCTTTCCTTTGTCACAAGATATCTCCTGATGACGGAATGTGTTCAAGAACGAGAGCAGAGATCCGATATCGCCGCTACTTATCGTTAGCAGCCAGCTCAAAAAAGCGACTGCAAAAACGATTAAAATGTGGCGAATGCGGATCAAAGCACACCAGACACAACAGTATCGGCGATACCCGAGGCCTGAGCCCAACCCACACCAAAGTGGGCCGAGATCATCGCCCGGATTTCTTCCGGTTCATAAGTGTCAGTGCCAGCAGGAACTTCGATAACGGTCGTAATACGAGCCGTCTTCGAGACCTGGTTAGCTGCAGGAACAGCACCCTTGCGGGTGATGAGCTTGTAGCTATTCATGGGGACGTCCTTGATCACACCCGTAACGGGGTTAGCTTGCGGCAACGAACGCAGAACTTGAGGACGGAAGAACGAGATGCTAAACGGCTTGGAAACCGTGTTAACGTCGACGCCCGTCTGGGTGCCGCCGAGGGCGGTAACGGCATATTGCTTGCCGTTCATGCTCGGGGCGGTGTCCGTAGTTAGCGTATAAGTAGGACTGGTGAGACCGGTTACTGCCGCGCCAGTTACAGGGGAGGAAGGTGCAAAAGCCAAGGATACTCTCCTAAGAGTACTTAGGTTTGAGTCTCTTCCTAAGATCTAAGTCTAAGAGAGAACTCAGGTTTAACAGTCTAGCGACTGCGTTAACCCCAATTTCATCTACCGTCTTGAACCGGAGTGAACGGTGGGGGAGTTGAGAGAGGACTTT